GATCGATAAACTAAAAAAAAAAACGGTAAATGACCAAAACTTAACGAATTCCAAAATAGTCACGACTAAAACTGAATCTAATATAAACCAGTCGAATTCGACCCCTTTAAAATACGATCTATTGTTTAACGTTCAAGATACCTTTGCAAATGCTAAACTTGGGTTCTTATGTATAGGACAAAATAAATATTCTTGTGTAAGTGGCAAATATGGATTGGGGGCATTGCCTAAAGGTAAATACAAAATAAATAAGTGCTATAAATTAAAGCCGATTAAAGGTAAAACAGAGCGTTATACCGGTACCCAATACCCATGGGTAGCTAAACTTATTCCACAATTTCAAACTAATAGATCAAAACTGTTAATACATCCTGACGGTGGCGTGGAAGGCACTAGGGGATGTATAGGTATTAAGAATAAAGACGTGCAAGCGTACCATGAAATAAGCACATTATTAAAGAGTAAAAAAGAATTGATATTATTTGTTAATAAATAGTAAAATAAATTTAGGAAAAGAGATCGCTAACGTTTTTTTGGGGCATTCATTTGCCCCACAAACATCCACATCATAAAAAACATTTGTTATTCTATGGCCAAAAATAGTATAATAATCTATATCTCATCACACACATCTGGCCCACAACTCCCTTTAGTTTTTTTGTAATCTTCATTTTGCATAGTTTTGGGCCAGAGACTAATTTTCTAAAAAGTCACGCAATCTACGATATCGTGTAATCATTATTCGCCTATACAGCTCTTTACATTCACTTTTTACTTTTGCTCTTGTTTGAAAGTCACAATGAAATATTTCTTCATGTTGACGTATGTGTTTAGGAATTATTTTTTTTTGGATTAGTTCAATTTCATTACTAGCAAATCCTAAACTTTTTAACTCATTATTTGTTTTTTCATAAACAGTTTTTTTATGCGCTTTTATGTCTTCTGTGACAAAGCCATCATTCGCATGGCGCATTATTTTGTTATCAATAAGGTTTATTGAACTGTATTTAATTACAGTATTTATATTATACACTTATTTTTTTTTGTAACGCTCAACTATGTTTTTGCCGATTTGTTTTAATCGTCTAACGCTGTCATAGTTCTGTGGGATTGGTGCATCCCATCGCTTAAATTGCATTGCTGCCGGTGTTGGCCTACCTTGCTTATCTTTTAATGGTTGGCTTTGTTTTAAAATTTGCGTTGCTTTGCGTAATAGAAATTTACCACGTGTTAGCTTACGTGACGGACTAGCTTTACTAACATCCCTAACAGGCTTAGCAACACTACCACCGGAACGATTATAGTCAGCCATTTTCTTATTAGTACGCTTGTCATAGCGTTTATATTTTTCTTCCGCACTTAACATCATCCTATACTATTAATAAAATTCGGCATTTGTTGCATTTCAGGCATTGGCGTTTGTGGCATTGTTAGCCCTAAGCTATCCGTTATGGTACTAATTGCTGATACTTGTTGCTCTACTGGCAACACTGCAATCAATTCAATAATATCTTTTAGGCTCATGTTTACGTTTTTAATGTAAGCGTTGAAGTCTGGTTCAGGTAATGGCACTTGAGCTTGTTCATCTTGTTCTTCTTTTATTTTATTGATGATTGCTCGGTAGTTAGGATAATCTAGGGTGCGAAGTATAAGCTCTTTAACATCCGGGTTATTGATATCCCCAAAAATGCCTTGTTGAGCTAGTTGTAGTGTGGTTGCAGCGATTGCTGATTGCGATTGTGGTAGTGAGCTACCAGCGGTTATTTCTACTTCATACTCCCCAAGTGTTAGGTCAGACTTTATTTCATCTATAGCTTTTAGCTCTTTAGTTTGCATGTCACGATCATATATGTTGATTTGCATTTCACCCATTTCGTTAGGTTCCATTGACGCAAATCGTGTTCCACTAGCCATACGTATGATTCGTGGCTGGTTATAGTATAACTGAATTAAAACAATAGCTTTATTGCTAATGTCAGTTAAGAAGTTTTTAAAATTACGTTGCATTTCTCTTATAGATGACATTGGAGATTCAACTAAGTCTCTAACCATTTGGCCACTATTAACACCTACAGGGCGCTCACCTGATAGCATAATCTCATTAATACGAGCGATCTTATAAGCGTCTTGTTTTAAGTCTTGTATGTGTTGTCTAATAATTTGGATATCTTGTGTTAGTTTGTTGGTAACTAACATTGGTTGTGTCATTGGATCACCCGGTTGGCTTCCAATAATATCGAAATTCCCTTGAAACTGTCTCCGGTAGTTTTCAGGAACCACCAACATTGATTTGTATTTTATGATTAACTCTTGAAGTTTTGCGTAAGCATTGGTTAAGCGTGTTTGTATCTGCATTAAATCCTCAACGTCTCCTTGCCCCATAAGAGTATCTGATTGTGTTGGTGAGTAAGTTGAGAACGGAAAACCAAAAGGGTAATCGATTGGCCGATCTTCCAATATTTCCTCACCACTAAAAATAATTAAGCGTCCATTAGGATATTTAAACCTTTCCTCGGTTTTCATTTCTTGATCTTGCTCTGATTCATCATCCAAAGGAACTAAAACGGTATCATCTTTTAAGTAGCATTCCCATAGTTCGATATTATGTTCAGTCCCACTTGGCTTTAAACTGCCTTTGTTTAAATACATTTCACTGCCAGTAGTGACACCGTTAGCGCTTACCTTGCCAGCAACGACTTTGTTTGTGGGTTCTCCCATGTCGATAGTTGCCGATGGTGAGCTTAATTTATCAATTTTTTTAAGAATCTCAGGTTTATTTTTGTATTGATTAATTAAATCAAAACGACTAATAACACGTTTAACAAATATATAGTTACAGTTTTCAATGTTTGTTGCAGTTGGCTCAGGGTAGAAATCCAATGGACTAACACGCTCTATTCTTATATCACCTAACCCATTATTAATTGACTGATTCCATATAACTTTGGCAATACCTACGCCATAGATTGACCCATCACGCATAACTTTTTGTGAAATGTTCGGTAATTCAGAACTTCTTTTTATGTTTTCCCAGCAATCATTTAAAATATCTGCGATAGATTCTAACTGCTTTAAGTTGTCAAATGTTTGATGAGATAGATTAGCCGGCTTAACGTTCGTCGTTATCATTGCATCCAAAGCGGTTGTAGCTTTAGTTTCAACGATTGGCTTTATAACGTTATAGTATGCGTTACCTTGCCCAGCACTTCCAAGCGTGGTGTTTCCATTTCGATCAGTACCAGTAATAGGCTCAAACGAACCATCGTAATAACGCTTATATTTTTTTAGTTGTTTTGTGTTGTGTCCCACTTTAGCCTGACTTAGTAAATTATTCAGGTAATTGATAAAAGGATTATCCATGCATTTATAATACCTTTAGAATTTTATATGTTCATTTCTTTTTTTTAAACATTTTGTTAATTTTATTAAACATTTTATTAAAATAAAATAAATGCAATTACTAAATGATATATATATTATTAAGGCATGGAATTAAGATATGGACAAGCAATCCAGCTTAAAAAAGATATTGATTTAAGTTTTTATTGTGACGGCATATTGCCGGCTGGACAAATGGGATATCAAGAAACTCATTATAAGATTAAATTCGATCAAGCAACGCTTATAATGCCTGCAAGTCTAGTTTCTGAACTTTTTGAAGAGTATAAAAACGACGGACAGGAAGTCGTTGAGCAGGTTGAAGAGCTGATAGAAGAAGTAAAAGAATTTGTAGAAGACGTTGAATCGGTAAATAACGAAAGTGATACGATTGCTGATTTAACCAAGTTAAAAAAAGATGACTTAATTGAATTGGTTAAGACTGCGTTCCCTGATCGTGATTACAGCGGACTAAAAAAAGATGAATTAATTCAGATTCTTGAAGGCCCGACAGATGCATAAAGATAAAAAAGAGGGCATCATGATTGTTTTTGGTAATTCCAAACCAGAAAAAGACGAATATAAAGAAGATAAAAAAAAGTATAAAGAAAATAAAAACGAAAAGACTGAAAAAGAGTCTAAGTTACAGTATACTCTAGAAGATTTTGGCGGTTACACGCCCATGTCATTGGTTTCAAAATTAGAGGAAGCCAAAGACGCTATAGCTAAAGGTAGTACTAAAGAGGCGATTATGGCTCTTGATTCTTGTATAGTTCGGATAACAGGTAAGCAGTTACCAGAAAATGACCCGGACAGTGCTATGAAAACAGACCCATTTTTTGAACTTGATAAAATACTATCTTAAAAATATTTTAGGAGGAAACCGATGGCAGAAGACATCCAAGCTGATGTTGCAGCGGAGCAAGTCCAACCAGAAGCCACCCAAGTTACATTTGGGCAAGGCGAAAATACGGACACTTCAAGCAACGACAATGGACAAGTTGAAAGCGAGTCTATAAATTCATGGGAAGGGGATAAGCGTTTTGAGTCTCATTGGGCTAAAGACCCAAACAAAATGTACGAATCATTGCGTTATCATGAAAAACGACAAGGTGACTTTGACAAGCAGATTAATGATTATAAATCGCAAGTTGAGGAACTCCAAAGATATAAAGACGACTACACAGCAATGGAAGAATTGTTTAATAATGAACAAATCGGAAACGAACTGTTAGGCGTTATAAACAAATATAGTAACGGTGAACAAGAACAAGCACAGCCACAAACTAATATTCAAGATGACAGATTAAATGAAATCTTGTCTTGGAAGGAAAACATCGAAAAGCAAGCATTGTCACATTATGAAACTCAACAGCAAAATGAGGCTTTTGAAAAGATTAATAAACTAGCTGATCAATACGTTATTAATTATGACAAAGATCAATTTGTTAATTATATGAATGAAGCGCAAATCCCTAAGCATTTATGGTTTGATGCATTTAAAGCCCAAGCATTTGAGCAAGTAATGGCTAAGCATGGAACAAAAGCTGCAGAGCAAGCACTAAGCAAGGCGCAAGCGACGCCTAGTGTTGTTACTGGCAACAATAAAGTTCCTGTAACTGCAACTGCACCTAAAAGCATCGATGATTTTAAGGCACAGCTTGATTCTGTTTTACCAGATTAAAAAGGAGAATAAAAAATGGCTTTAAGTTCAGCACAGCTAGACGAAGTACAAGCGGTCGCACATAATGCTTTTGATAAGATTATGCCCGATCAATTTTTAACATCTTCTGCCTTTGGTAGCATGATGAGTAAAAAACCAAATTTGGAGTATGTATCTGGAGGATCTAAAATCCAACAGCCAGTACAAATTGCAGAAAACCAAGCCGATGGATTTATCGACGGTAAGTTTGATGTATTGGATTTATCAGCTTCCCAACAGTTAAGTTTTGCAGAATTTGATTTCAAATACCAAAACTACAACGTATCTATTACTCTTGATGATATTACTAGAACTGGTGATACCCCTAACGCAATTAAGTCACTTTTAGTTGAGAAAGTAAACTTAGCTGCCGGAACTGCTAAACGCACTTATGCACAAGCATTGCACGGTAACGGTTCAGACTCTAACGGAAAAGCAATTAACGGACTTGGTGACGTGACTGCTGCTTCTGGTACTGCATACGGTGGAATTACTAATACTGACTTGAACGATTCTACAACTTGGTTGACTGAAATTGATTCAAGCACCAACACAATTAATTTTGCTAACTTGAATACTCTTGTTGGTACCTTAATTGCTCGTGGCCAAGGTGCAGGGGATGCAGTTGGGTCATATGCCCCTGATGTCATGATCTCTAACTCATTCGTGCAAGACAAGTTCTTAGCTTCTCAACAGTCTCAGCAACGTTTTGCTCGTGAAGACGATTTGAAAGCGGGATTTGCTGGGTGCAAGTTTAGAAACATTGACTGGTACGTAGATGACTACAGCCCAGGTTCTGCCGATGGTTCAACAGCTGACAATTTCTTGTATGTATTGTCTAGCCCAACATTTGCTTTGAAATATAAGTATGGTTTTGAAGGAAAGAAAGCTCCAGTTGATTTCAACGGACGTATTCCTAACCAAGCAATCATCACTTCTCAGCACTTCATGGCTTACAACTTAGTATGTAGAGCACGTCGCTATAACGGAGTTTTCAAGGCTCTACAGTCTTAATTATTTTTTGAAAGGAGAAAACTAAATGTCTTACGTAAATTCAATTGACACTGATGACTTAACAAATCCCTCTAGCACACGTAAATATGAGCTAGGCGCACGATATGTTGATAATTCAGACACTAACGCAATTAAAAAAGAATATGTATATATAAAAGCACACGGTGCATTGACTCAGTATCAGCCATACCAGCTATCAGCGGTTAACACTGCCGGAGCTGAAGTTTCAACAAAAGCCCCTGCAACTACTGCAAGTGGTGCTACTGTTGTTGCTCCTCAAGTTGCTATTACTTCTGGTTATTATGCATGGGTAGCCTACAAAGGTATTGTAACTGTATTAACTACTGATACATTTGCAGCCGGTGACTACGCTGAAGTATTGAACGCTGGAACAGGGCTTAAATTAGACGGTGGTGTTTCTGGTTCAACTGCCGAAGGTGCAGGTTCTGTTGGAATCGCAACTACTGCAACTAGTGGTGGTTCAGCATCATTTGTATTGTCAGGAAACGTAGTAGCTGTAGCAGCTTCTTAATAGTTTTTAGGGTGGTGGCCACGTGCCACCCCCACAACTAAGATAATGGCAAATTACAAAGATATAATTGCAAATGATGGCGTTAAGTTCTTCAAGTCTACTGGGACCGGGACTGATGCTGACCCCTACATTCCCTCAACGTCAACGGCTATAAGTGCCGATGAAGTATCTAGTATTACTAATTTTAATGTTTCTATAGGCACAAGCAGCACTCAAGTTTTAGCTGCAAACAGTAACAGAAAATTACTAATATTAGTAAATGACAGCGATGAGCCTATTTATGTATCTTTAGGTGCAACAGCGACACTTAATAACGGCATACGACTAAATGCAAGCGGTGGAGCTTTGGCATTAGATAACCCAATATATAAGGGTGTTGTTAATGCCATATCAGCTAACGGAAGTAAAACGCTAGTTGGAGCTGAAGGATGACTTACATCTACAACCCTACTGAAGGTGGCGGTAGCGGTACAGACAAGTTTTTATCATCTTTAGGATTCAACACTGGAACAGGTGTTCTTACAGCTACGATGAACGATAGTGCAACAAGAACGGTAGATTTAGACGGACGCTATATTGAAAACATAGTAGAAGACACAACGCCACAGTTAGGCGGTAATTTAGACTTAAATAGTAGTGATATTACAGGTACAGGAAATATAAATATTACAGGTTCAGGCACACTATCAGGCGACTTAACAGTAGACACTAATACGCTTTATGTCGATTCTACTAACAACAAAGTAGGCATTGGCACAACGACACTAGCAGAGGCGCTCACTGTCAATGGAAACGTTGAAGCCAATAACTATATTGGTGGATTACGTGGCGAAGTACAATTTAAGGCTAAAGCCGGTGAAGCAATAACAAAAGGTGACCCATTATATATTTCAGGGTTTGACGTAAATGGAAATACTCCGGTCGTTGGCATTGCTGATGCAAATGATGCTAATAAAATGCCTGCCTTTGGTTTGGCTGGAAGCACAGTTTCTTTAAATGCCTCAGTTAACGTAGTGACCTTTGGGACATTATCAGGAATAGATACAAGCTCATTTTCTACAGGTGATATTTTATATATTTCTGATACAGGAACACTGACAGCAACAAAACCTTATGGTGAGTCATCAAAAGTACAAAACATTGGGAAAGTTCAACGAGTACATGCTAGTGCAGGCTCAATAAAAGTTGGTGGTGCAGGTCGTACTAATGACGTGCCTAACCTAAACGATGGGAATGTATTTATAGGTAATTCTAGTAATACATGGGAGGCTAGAGCCTTAACACTTGATGATATCTCAGAAACAGCTACAAATAAGCACTTCACAGCTAGCGACAATACTAAATTAGACGGCATAGAAACCGGGGCAGAGGTCAATGTTAATGCCGACTGGAACGCTGTTAGTGGTGATGCGCAGATACTTAATAAGCCTACAACGATAACAAGTGCAGAGCAAACTAAGCTAGGGTATATATCAGTTACGCAGGCAGTGGACCTAGATACCATGGAATCTGATATAACGACTAACAACGCAAAAGTGAGCAATGCAACGCATACAGGTGATGTTACAGGGGCTACCGCCTTAACGATTGCGGATGAAGCCGTAACGAATGCCAAAATGGCACACGTTGCAACTGGAACGGTTAAGGGCAGAACGACAGCCGGAACTGGTGACGTAGAAGATTTAACAATATCAACCACTTTGAAAACAGCATTAAGTCTAGTTAAGGGCGATGTCGGGCTTGGGAATGTAGCAAATGTAGATACAACAAATGCTAGTAATATAACTAGCGGAACGTTAGCAGAAGCTAGACTTCCAAGTATCGATGCGGATAATACGACAATAAGTAATTTAACAGTCACAAATCTAAAATCTGGGGTACTTGATACAGATTTAAGTAGTGTTAGTGCAAGTCATGATACACTTGCAAGTGCTAAAGCAATAAAGGATTATGTAGATGCGAGGGTGCAGTATGCATTGGATAATGCTACGCAGTATTTTGGGTAAATTATGACAAGTATCACAGATCAATTACATAAATATAGACGACGACTTGAGGATAAATACATTCATGATGACATGACTGCTAAACAGCGAGCAGATAGAAAAATCGTTATTGATATGGGTTTGGATGCCATGGGATATGGGATTCATGACTTTTCACAGAAAATTGAAAAAGATGTAAATAGACATAAATTAATATTGAAGGGCATAATAAGTGGTATAGCTATTGTATCAACTGCTCTAATCGGAATTGTTATTCAGCATTTGTTAAGCTAAGGAGGAAATATGTTAGTTAGTGACGTTATAGACAGAATCAACACCGCAATAAGCGACGAAGACAGCACAAAAGCGACTAGCAGCTTATTCAGTAATAAAAGAAAAGTTAGCCAACTAAAAAATGCATTGGATGTATACGCAAGTACCACAAAAGGCATAGAGGATATATTTAGCACACCTGTTAATACGTCAAGCCGAGTAGTTACAGGCCCAACAGATGCCATACGATCAGAGGCTTATAGATTAGCCTACATATGGCGTGACGGACGTAAAAATGCAATGAGCTTTAAAGATTTGAATTACGTAACAACAGAATTTCCGTATAACACTTACGCAGGAATCCCACGATTTTTTAATGTTTGGAATAACGAAATAACCATTTACCCAGACAATAACAATTCAGCACAGACAACAACGCTTAACGGTGCAATTAGTGACAGTGCTACAACAATTACAGTTGCTTCAACAAATAGCTTTCCCGATTTAAACGGTCGTATAACAATAAATAACGAAAAGATACGCTATACAGCTAAGACGACAACAACATTTACCGGATGCACTAGAGGTATTGAAGGAACAACAGCTGCCGGTCATAGTGACACGGATACAGTAACTCATAATAACTTTGTTTTACATTACCGAAAAAAGCATTTTGTTATTAGTGTAGATGCTAATGACACCATATCAGCCACTGATTTAGCCAAAGAAATGGAAATACCAGACGAGCATATAGAGCCTATAATTGATCTAGTGGCTTATCGATTACTAATATTAATTGATGACTACAATAGAGCTGATAGATACAAAATTGATGCAGCAGCCTTTTATCGACAAGCGAAGAATGACATTGAAGCTGGTTATGGCGATGTAATGAAAGCAGGAATGATTGGGCAGCCTTATGATTGGGAAGTTGACAATATTGGGAGTACAATTTGAGCTTTGTAGTAGAGTCGTATCAATCTAAAGGACTACGAGACGACAAAGGGCGCAAGTTCGTATCGCCTGATTATTTTTACAATATTGAAAATATGAACTATGACAACATTATAGGGTGTCAAAGAATAAAAGCCCCTAGTGTTGAATACAACGTGGGAAGCAATCAAATTGATGGTGGTTTTGATTTTAGGTACATTGATTCAGTAGGACAATTTCAAAGTGAAAAAATAATTGTTCAAGGGGGCTCGATTGTCAAAGACTTTTTAACTAGTCCAAGTACTATATACACAGGATTAACAGCCGGTAAGAAATGCACGTTTGGCATACTTAACGATAAATTATTTATTTCTAATGGCTTTGATTATCCATTGGTTTATGATGGAACTTATGTAAAACAAATGGGCGCACCTACAGCCAAGGATTTACTTGTAGCTGGGGTGCTAACAGGAGCGTATTACTACGCCATGACATATGTCATTGATGGCGTTGAAATTATACTTGGCACTATTAGTAATACAATTACCGTATCTAGTAAAAGCATTGATCTTGATTTGCCCGTTGGTATTGCAACATGCACAGCACGTAAAATATATCGTACAGAGGCAGGTGGTAGCACACTAAAGCTACTAACAACCATAAATGATAATACAACAACAACGTATCAAGACAATACGGCTGACGGCTCACTAGGTGCAAATATACCTAGTACAAACAGCTCATGCCCAACCCCACAGTTTATCACTGTTAAAGATGAAAAGATTATAGGGGCGGTCAATGCCAATAGACCAAACTACTTGTATGTAACAGAGTTTGAGGTAGAAGTATTTTTTAACACGTCAGGCGTTTATGATGTGTCAGGTGTAGGGAACGACAATTCACCATTAACAGGATTAATTGAAGACTATAACCAGATCGTTGTTTTTTCAGAAAACCATATATATTTAGCGGACACGTCAGGATTAACAACAAGTGTAAAACAAACAACGTCAAACGTTGGATGCATTGATGGATTTAGCATTGCTAGAATACCAGAGAATGACATATTGCAAGGTGGAATCATGTTTGTTTCTAACTTGTATGATGTGCGTATATTTAGCGGTAACATTGCGACTAATCTCGCCACAAGTTTTGACAACTTAACAACTAATAATTTTAGTTCAGCACTTAATAAAGATAGCTTAAAAAATCAATTAAAAGATAACCCACTAGAGGCAGCATTTTTTGATTATAAATATCATTTAATCGCTGAAACGTTTATGTATGTTTATGATATACGTATTAGTGGATGGACAAAGTACTTTATTAAAACAACAAGCTACACACCTACTTATTGGCGGTTTTTTCAGATTGAACAAACACTCTATATTACACAAAAAAATGCAGGTATCGTTGAGCAAATGTATAATGCTTTGACCTATCGAGGCGAAGAATTAACAGCGTTTTTTGAAACGCCTGAAATAGCCGTGGGAACAGAACAAAAATTTTATAAAAATTTATATATTTATTATGATAAGTCAGGGGCTAACACGTTAACAGCTTTAGCGACAGTGGACAGCACTAAAACAATATCTGCTACCATTACATACGATGGGGCGTATTATGATTTAGATTATTACGATGACGATTATTTTGAGACGACAGAGGACGAAGAAGATTATAAAGTTGTATATATAAATAAATACGCTAATTGGATGCGGTTTAAGATAAGCACACAAACACAAGCCATTATTAAAGGCTGGAAGTTAGAGGGTAGAATTGTTGGAAGTTAAACAAAAAGACTTATCTCTTAATGAGCTTATGGACCAAGCAGAATGTATTATAGCAACTGGCGAACCGGTAGAGATGCCATTAACGCATCGTTTTACGGATGGTATGTACATTCGTGAAATATTTATGCCGGCAGGGTCAATTTTAACAAGTAAAATACACAAAACTAATCATCCATTCGTAGTAAGTAAGGGGAAGTGTATAGTTTATGATGGTAATAAACTAGAAACTATAACCGCACCACACACAGGAATAACAGAGCCAAATACGAGGCGTTTATTGTATATAGAAGAAGATACGATATGGACAACGTTTCATGTTACAGATAAAACCGATGTCGATGAAATTGAAAAAGAAATAATACAAGAACATAATAATGAAATGTTAGACAAAGAACTATTTAATAAATTTAACAAAATAAACACACAAAACAATACATTTATAAATAAAAAGGAGGCGTTACAATGAGTTTTGCAGCGATAGGCGGTGCAGTGGTTGGGGGCGTAGTTGCAGGGGAGTACCAAAAAAGCGAAAGAAGAAAAGCAAGAGCAGCACAAAGAGAATTATCACAAGAGCAGGCAGATTTGCAAAGAGAATTAACCGAACAACAGATAATTGAACGACGAGCCGAACTCTTAGGGCGTGAACGTGGACAAGAAGAAGCACAAAGAAGAGCAACAGAAATAGGCAAACAAGCACAACAGCAGTTCATGGCAGCTACAGAAGGTCGCCCAGAGCAAATTACACGTCTACAAGAAATTATTAGACAACGAAGATTGCCAGAACAACAACAAGCCATAAAACGTGGGCAGTTAGCATTAAAAGAAGCAGGCGTAAGAGGACCAGAAGCAGCGCAGCAAACGCAAATGTTAGCTGGTCGTCTAGGGCGTGAACTTGGGCTAGATGTTGAGAAACTAGCGTTAGAGGAAGAGCTAAGACGGCAACGAAGTCGTGAACAAATGGCCGGACAGCGTGGGTTAGTTTCATTAGCACAGCAGTTACAGCCCATACAAAGATATGGAGGGCAACGATGAAAGGTCAACCACGTAATCAATTAAATATGGCTCCATTACCAACTAGGCCAACGCAAGAACAAATGACAGCAGAACTACTTGCAAGCGGTCAGCCAATACAACCAATGCAACCACAACAACCAAGTCCAGTTGATAATATTATTAGTGGCTTAGGACAAGGTGCAAAAGGGTTACTGCAAGGGTTTGGGGATTTTGTAAATACGCAGAAAGCTACCCCAGAAGGCCGCCTATTACTTAACAACATGCTTGCAGGTGTAACAGTTGCCTTAGGTGCAGACCCAGCCATTGGGGCTAACATCGTACAGCAAGGACAAGAGCAGTTCAAACTTGGATTGGCTAAACAAGAAAAAGAAAGTAAACGTGAGTTCGAATTAGAAAAATTAGGCCTACAACAAGATGCTAAGGCATTGAAAGCTAAAAGAGATCGAGATCAAAAATTACTAGATGACCAACGCAAAAGACAGGAAAAAATTGAAGACACATTGTTTCTAGATTTAAAGAAAAAAGAGCAAGATCCCAAAGAGGCTAGATTTAAAGCTCGAAAGCAAGCATCACATGAAGTATTAACTAAGTTTGAAAATAAAAAAAACCCATACTATGAAAATACTAAAAAGTTTTTAAAGGACCAAAAGGTTCCTTATTTGTTTAAATCAGATGAGTATAAACAGATAGAGCAAGCACAGCGTGACTTTGTTAATGCTGTTTTGCGTGAAGAGTCTGGCGCAGCAATTGCAGAATCAGAATTTGAAAATGCAATAAAACAATATTTTCCACAGCCTGGCGATACTGCTGAAGTGGTAAGGCAAAAGCAAATAAACAGACAGCAACAATTTGAAAAGCTAAATAATCAAGAGCCAAAATTAACAGGCGGGTTTACATTTCTTGGAGTTGAGTAATGCCAATTTATAAAGTACAAGCTCCTGATGGCAGAATAATGAAAATAAAAGGTGAATCGCCACCATCACAAGCTATTGTTGAAGAATATTACAAAAATTTACCTGCATTAGATACTGCACAAGAAGTAACACAAGAACCTACATTAATGGAAAAGATACGTGGCATATCACCTTTAGAAGTTATAAAAGAAACACCAAAACAAGTAGTTAGTGATATTGCAAGATTAGCACCTTATGCAGCGCTACCTTTTGCTGGGATAGGTTTAGCTGGGCAAGCTGCAATAACTGGAGGCAGCCGAGTCATTGGGGGGATAGCCGAAGGTGAAGGCGTACCTCAAGCATTAAAATCAGGTGCGATAGCAGCTGGAACCGAATCTGCAATAGGAAAAGGGTTAAAGCTTGGAAAGCCAGCACTAAAGCAGATAGCCAAATTTGCTACACGTGCAGAAAAAGGTGTTATTGACGAAGCAATAAAAAAGCCTATATTAACTAAGATTGAACCTAAAACAAATATAGATACTTCTAATCAAATTAAAACATCGCTTGCAATACTCAAAAGAAAAAAATCACGTGAATATGACAGTGCATTAACAAAAGTATCGGAAGCTGCAAAAAAGCAAGTAACAGACACAAGTAACATCAGTAAAATAATAAAAGACTTAAACCTTGATAAGGCAGGGGTACGTGACTTGTTATCGGTAACTAGAGCTAAAACAAAGAAGTATAATCAAAATGCAATCGATCAGTTTATTGCAGGTAAACAACTAACTTTTGATGATGCAAAAAGCGTTAATTCTGTGTTAGCTGATGTGTTACGAAGCACTACAGTTGAACCAGCAGATAAAATAGCAATAGGTAAGCTAAAAGACGGCTTATACAAGTCTATGGAAGTGTATCCAGGATTTAAAGAATTAAATAAAAAGTATGCAAAACAAACCACCCTTGTTAAAGATATAGAAAAAAATCTAGGAAAAGATATCAGCGAATCTAAAGTAAATACACTAACAAATGACGTAATAAAAAGGTTAAAAGAAAAGCGACAAACTAAAAGCAGAACTATGGATTTGCTTAAAGACTTAGACAAAGAAGTAAAAGCCAAGGGTAAGCGTAGTGTAGTTAATCAAATAGAAGCTAACGCCTTGCAAGATTCAATTAGTCAATCTATAGGAAAAAAATCGGGGCTTATAGATAAAATTCTCCCTTACGGATTAGCCGGTGGGGCGTTAGTAGCACCAGAAGTTGCATTGCCTTTAGCAGGTGCTAAGATTGGGCAAATGGCGATACAGAGTGGCCCAGTTGCTAGAGCAGCGTTAAGAGCTGCACAAGAAGGTGTAAAGGTGCCACAAGTAGTACCAAGACTAGCAGCTAAAGTGCCAGCAATGGCAATTACACCAATAGAAAGACAAGAAAGCGGAGGCATAGCCCCAAGATCATTACAACAAATTAAAAAGGAGCGTGGACTATAATGGCAGTACCAAGTGCAAGTGATTTTAACAAATTTAGTGGAACCAAGTTTACCAATACAGATTGGGACCAAAACGTCGATAAGACAGTCGAAATATTAGCAAACGGAAATTATGACCTTAACGTGGCACAGTTAACAGCTACAAGCTACGTTGGCATACCATCTGATCAGTTTTCGACAATTACCGCAGGTGAAAACCTAACAGCAGGTGATGTTGTAAGAATTAGTGGCGGACAGGCATATAAGGCAAGCAATGCTACTAGCGCAGGTGTTACATCAGTTGTTGGGGTTTGTAATACCACTGTATCCAGTGGCGGAACGGTTAAGATTGACTATGGGTTTTATAATTCGTTTAGTTCACTGACCGCAGGAACACTATATTACATAGGAACAAGCGGCGCAATAACATCAACTAAGCCAAGTTTATACCCTTTAGAGATTGGCCGAGCAGTCAGTGCAACTAGAATTAACCTTAATTTTAGAGAAGATGATAAGCCCACTGGAACTATTATTAGTACAGCTTTAACCTCAGCCCCTAAAGGCTATCTTGAATGCGACGGTTCGGCGGTTAGTAGAACAACACACGCACGTTTATTTGGCGAGTTAGGCGTTATTTATGGCAATGGTGATGGGAGTACCACGTTTAATTTGCCTGATTACAGAGGCCGATTTTTAAGAGGCTTTGACAACACAGCAGGAGCAGATCCGGACGCTTCATCACGTACTGATAGAGGCGATGGAACCACAGGCGATGCGGTAGGTACTAAGCAGTTAGACGCATTACAAGGGCATTTTCATTTTTGGAGGGCATCGAATGGTACGCATTCTAATGGTTCCCCATATTACCCAGTCGTTTCATCAACCAGCTGGAAGACTGGGTATTCAGCCATCTCTACTGCTGCGGTTAATGAATTATCAAGTGATGGCACCAATGGACAACCAAGAGCGTCAAGTGAAACACGCCCAACAAACATCAATGTAATGTACTGTATCAAACTATAAAAATGGAAATAATACGCATTATACCTTCATTACTTGATATACTTCGTGGCCCTAATGGGCAGGCATATGTGTTTGTAATACTGTATGGGGGGATGGGATTTTATATCTATAAAATGACAAATCAAGTTAATATTCTAAAGAGCACTATGAACGAGTATCGTTCACACACTGACGAACAATTCGCTAAAATAGCACTTGAGCTGAAACAAATAAACAAGGTTCTTTATAAGATGGCGGGAAAGCTAGAAATTGAATAAAATCATAAAAGTACACTTTCATCGTAAATATTATAAATGGTGGAATCCACTTAAATACACAACAAGTATAATCAAAACACGTTCAAATGATGCTTATTACCATGTCAGCTTTGAAGAAAATAAAATTTTTTATGAATCTGAATTTTTTAGTGGGGTATCAAGCTTGATTGAGCCTAGAGATGATATAGCGCACACAATAGAATTAAACATCGACAAAAAAACAACACAAAAAATTGTTAAGGAGTTTGAGTCAATGCTTGGCAAAAAATATGACTTGTTTGGTGTTATTTTTGGTTTTTTTGGTCATAAAGTCCATGAATCAGATAAATATTTTTGTTCAGAATTGTTTTTGCCAATCTTAAAACATGCTTATGGCATCACTAAAAATGACTTGCAAACAAACTTAAGCCCTAAGGATGTACGCATGATTTGCTTAGGGCTTACTGCAAAAAATGCAAAGTAGATTGCAAAGTTTAACAGAAACAACAACGCAAATCCTTACAGACGTAGCAGGAAATGCATTTATTGCAATTCCGATGGCATACTATTTGCATGACGTTAAAATAGAGGCTATTACAGAAATATTTTTTGTTATGCTGATTTATAATTTTGGAAAAACTTATGGCATTAGAAGGATGTACGAAACAAAAATTATGCAAAAAATGTTGCGATACATGCACAGCAACAAAGAAAAAAGCCGTGTTTAATCTGAAGCAGCAATGCGATGATCTAAACGAAAAAATTACAGGAATACAAGAACTAACTAAAACGAGATGGGATGGCATTGACAAAGTAATAGACATTTTTAAAACTGGAATTATTTTATTAATTTTTTTAAATTTAGCTATTCTATTTTTTGTTGTTTTTTTATAATTTCAAGATCAGCATAAAAATTATTAGAGTCCCCTATATACACAATAAATCCCTCATCCTTTTTAGGAACTATTTTTTTAAAGGTTAATGCTATAAAGATATCTCGATCATTAAACCCATATTTTTTTTGTAAGATATCCTGCAATGGTTTAATTGGATTGTCCCAATCAGATAATTTATTTGAAAAATTAAAAATAAAAATTATATAATAAGAATTGGTAGTATTAATTTTTTCGTTTGGCAGGGTATACAACAGTGTTTTTTGGTATGCGTCATAATTTTTCGTTTTATATCTTCTACCCTGCCAAGCTCCATTTACAGATAATAGTTTAATTTTTTTTTCTATTTTATGCATTTAATATATTAATGATTGCTTTCTTGGATTTGTTGCTCTAAATAAGCGCAAGCTAGTATTTGCCTATTAATTAGTACCTCTTTGTATGTACTGCTGTCAGTACATGCTCTTAATTGATTTTTTGAGTGGTTATCGATGCAGAACTTTTCTTTTAATTGTATATATTTGGTTGGCCAATAATTGTCTAATATTGTCATACAGTCTTTAAGGCTATAATTTAGGTCAACCAAATTATTCAGTGCAACTTGTTTGGCTTCACGTTTAGCCTGCATTGCTTGACGTGACTGTGTATATGTATTGCTATTTAGTAATCCAACTTGACATATTAATTTTTTTTGAAAATATTCATTTGTGATTGTTTTTATATTCATTTTGTTTTCCTTTAAATTAAATTAGTAACCATCGTCGCAACCTTGCCTTCTACCTTGACATCAATATCACCGCCTTTCATTTTGATTGTTACGTTATCGCCACATAGTTCGTTAAAGTTAGAAACCAATGCGACTGCACATGCACCTGTTCCACATGATTGCGTTTCTCCCACACCACGCTCAAAAACTCTTACGTATATTCCATCGTCTCTAAAACACGCAAATTCAACATTAACGCCATTAGGAAAAACCAGTTCCTCAAATTCATTTTTATATTCTTGGATTTCTTTTGCAATATCTTCTGTTACAAGTTCCAAATTTTCAACATATACAACGGCGTGCGGATTCCCAACATCAACAGGGTTAATCAAGTAGCCATTAATAAGCCCATGTGTATATAGCGTAGCGGGAGCCATACTAATATGTAATTTATCACCTAATGGGTGGTAAACAAGTTTAGTTCTTATGATTCCTGCGTCCGTTTCAATGTTAATCTTTCTATTTTTATTTATATTATTTTCACGTAAATATTTAATAATGCACCGTATGGCATTGCCACACATCTCGGCAGTGGTCATGTCTTTATTAACTATTATCATTTTGTAGTCAGCTTGATGCGACGCATAAAGTTCAATATAGCCGTCAACGCCTTCTTCAAACCTTTGCAAAGGGGCTTTATTGTTTTTAGCATAGTCATGTATAGCAAATGTGTTGCCGTCTGCGCTGTATATCATTTGTATTCCTTTAATAACTTTTTGAGCGGATTTATTCCTTTTTCCATGTTTTCTTTAGCCTCAATATAAACCGTATTAGAGCCTTCAATCTGTTTAATATTATGTTTATTTGGATTTTCGATAAGCTCAATTTTTTTATTTCTTAAATCTTTGTATAGCTCTTTGGCTTCTTTTTCGATAAATACCCAATGCTCAGATAAACAATCCTCACAACGTTGTCTGCCAATGATCTGTTTAATGGTGTATACGTCATCATCAATAGGGTTCCAGTCATAATGGTTCCTAGACTGCTTACGAAAACGCTCTAGGAACTCATTAACTTGGTTATGTGGTATATTGTTCACATAATCCATAATATTTTTTAATCTTGGCGCAAATTCCGATGTCTCAGAATGTTTATTTAATGCTTCATTAAGTAATTTCAGATCAATCTGCCTTTCTATAATCGCTTCTGCCAATGCTTTTATTTGTATTTGTTTGTCTTCTTGGCCTACAAGGGCATAGGCTTTTAATACCATTGCCGTTACTGTTTTTTCATAATTATTCATTTATTTTCCTCCAATCTTTTAAAAATAAATACCAAACAAAATATGCATAAGGGCCCCACTCCCATAACCCAATAAAAGTTAATAGGTATAATCCAACGCTTATTGCAATTCCGTTAAATACTTGTCTAGGTGTTATCATTGGATTAAATCCTTTAAATAGTCGATGATGTATAGTTTTGGAGCTGTGTAGACAAAAAGTAACCTAATAAGATTATAAATAAAAACTATTAGAAATATTAATGATGCAAATGCAGCTAAAACAACGGCGTCAGATTCAATATCGTGTTTTATAAATTTTTTAAACAAATATATTGTCAAGCTGACAAATAATAACATACACACAAGGCTGATAAGTGAAAATGCGCTATATTTGATGATCCCCCATCTAACAATCTCCTCTAAAATAGCTGGCAGTTCAGCATTTGCGGTATGAATAACCGTTTTCAATCCCTCTAATATTTCGTTTAAATTTTGTGTTAATAGTTCTTTATTCATTATTTACTCCTTTGACAATCCCTAGTTTTAGTATTTGATCGTTTAGTCTTAGATGTAAGCTGTTTAACTCTTTTTCTCGTTCATTTAAACGTCTTTCTTCACATCTCAAATTATTCCAACTTTCTTTTAGCTCAGCTTCGTCCTCTTCGATCAATTGTTGTTTTTTCTTAATATCTGCAGGAATATCAACAGCAATTGATCTTAGGATTTGATTACGACTTTCTAATAGACTTTGTTCTCGTAATTTGGCTTTTTCTATATTTTCCTTTATTTTTCTTTCCTCTTCCTTCAATTCCCTTACTTTTTTCTTCAATTCCCTTACCTTTTTATAGATCTTAAATATTAACTTCATTTATTTAACCTCCTGTTAATTCATTAAAAATGCTTTGCAGTTTATCTTGTGGCTCTTGTTTTTTTTCGCCTTTGTATTTACCTTCGACAATTTTTAACCAGTTATTCGGACTACAAAACACCCAGTCGAAGTCCGCCTTCCAATCATTCCCATTAGTGCCTAAAAGGAACGGGGAAGCCTCTATGCAATCAAATATTTCTTGTAAGTTAAACCCATTTTCTTTTTGGCGAGTCTTGATTCCATTAATGCGCTTGGTTGTTAGCTGTCGTATTTCAGATAACCCATTACTTTTGGCAAACGCATTCCAAGATTCAAGAACTAATTCATAATGATTAGACTTCTTTTTGGTAATAGTATTTATACTATTACTTTTTATATTCTTACTTCTAGTATTAATATTACTTGTATTATTATACTGGACATTTTTGGCTATAGGGGTATCGTCATTTTTGGCTATAGGGGTATAGACATTTTCTTCCATACCTATAGACACGGTTTGGTTAAGATATATTTTTCTTTCAACGATTTCATTGTTCTCGTCTCGTATTAGAGTGGTTGTGATTAAGTTATTATCACTTAGCGTTGATATTGATCTACTAATAGCTCTTATTGATTTATTAAATACTTTAGAGAAGTACTTATTTGACGCGTTGCAGTATCCTTTTTTGTTTGTTAGTGCTGTTATGTCGCTATACAATAATTTATCAAATGCTGATAATTTATCGTGATAGCGAACGTCAGCGGTCAATATGCTGTAGTAGCCTGGCTTTTGTTCCATGCAAAACTCCTTTGTTTTAGAATTTCACTATTTTTTGGTAGTGATAAGTTATGTGTCTATTATAAATGTTTTTTATACTCATATCAACAAAAAAAAAGGCCACATAAAAATATATGTAGCCTATATAACTTATCAATATAATTATACATCATTACAATCTTTAAAAGCAATATACAGGGCCATGCGACTTGCAATCTCATGTCTATCATTATGCGCACGGCCTTGGTGTTCGAGTTATATTATACTATATTTGTTTTTTTAATTCATTAATTAATATTTTCATTTTTAACTTGAGGTATAAAATCTACTTTATTAATCAAAAAGTTATTAGTGTATACGGTAACGCCTTGCTTATCATATTTGTGATTTTGCAATGTAGCCTGTATGCATATAGGCATATCTTTTTTGAAATATTCTTGTATAAATGTTGCTGTCTTGCCCCATGCAGTCATATCGAAGAAATCACTAACACGTCGTCCCTGTTCATCTTTTCGATTGCTAGGTACTCGTACTGTTAAGCGTACCATGCCATCCCCTTTTTCGGTCATCCGGTACTCCAAATCTTTTGAAATAATTCCTATTAGTGTAAAGTTTTGCATTTTTATTCTCCTTTAATTTTATATTAATGCTTTAAAAAGTAATGCGTAATCATTAATTAATTTCCACAATGATTTACAGCATACGACCAACGGTGAGCCTTCGAGAAACTGCGTAATTTCAAGTTCCTCTGCATTATAATCTGTCTCGTTCGAAATAATCATTAATGGTTGTATTCTGGGTTGTACAGGCTGTGTCAGTATGAATGGGGGTCGTATGTTATGTAATGGCTGTGACATAGGCAAAGATCGTTGTATAAATTCTACAGGCTGTGACATTTGCAACAACTCTGGTATAGATTGTATTTTTTCTAATTCTCTGTGTTGCTGTGGATTTGTATTTTTTTTTACAATGCTATTTGGGAGATCGACTGTTATTATTTTCATTTATGGTCCAATCGTATGGTGTCTGTATTTTCTTTAATGGTAAAATCGCCTAGAACTTCAATAAACTTGTCCTCAAATTTTAAGTAAACCTTGGTTTTGCTTACCCAGCCCCCAACCTTAACACCATTACTATATTTATTTATTGAATAAGTTGTTTCCGTTTTTTCTGGGGCGGTTGTATCTAAACGCCCACATCCAATTATAAATAAAACTAGTATAAATATTACTTTCATCTTAACTTCCTTAAATTCTTATAGGTAACACCTAGTCTTCCCAGAGATGGTATCATGCCGTTAATAGTTAGGTTATTTATATCATCAATATAAGTAGTCTTTTGTGTTTCTGGGTGAGTGTAAGTTGATGATTTTTGTAGTGCTTGGCTTTTTTGCTCTGCGGTCATGTTTTTACAGAAGTCATGAATTTGATTCATGGCAATTTTAATTGCGTTAGTTTCAACGTCATTGACTGGCAATTCCGCCTTGTATTGTGGCTTTTGTTGTGTAGGTTGTGACTTTTTAGATGCGCTATCAATACTTGTAGGGACTTTCCAATAGAAATATTGGTGATCTTTAGTCTTAGCCTGTTTATATCCCTTTTGCTTAGTCATAGAACACTCCGCAAAGGTTGTATCAAGCTCATACAGATAACGTCCAATCCCATAACCAGAACTCGCAACACGCTTAAATGCCCCAGATATGCCACCCTTGAACGATTCGATATCTGTTTCAGGCGACCCATTCTCTTTGGAAATCCATTCTTTTTTTTCAGTGCAGTACACACTTAATCGGCATATCACACCGTTTTTTTCGAATCGGTATTCATCTTTCCAGTTCATTGGCCCGAAGACCTCATCTAATCGGTTTTGAATTGCCCTTGCTTGAACGTAACATAGTATCATCGCCCAAGGGTTGCCGTTTTTAATTCCTACACTTTGTGGTTTCCACTCAAGTTCAGAATCATCAAATGGCTTTTTAAGTCTATTGTAATTAGTCATTGTCCATTACCTCCAAGATTTTTCTAGCAAATGCAATTGCATCGGTTTTAGTAAGAACTTTAGTGTAAAGATAAACATCTTCTTTATTGATAATTCGTGCGATAAGCTCATCGTATGGGGCTTGTATTTCTATTTCGGACATCAGAATGGTACCTCGTTGTTATATGGTAATGACTTAATAATTGATTGCCCTAAATTAATATTACTTATAGTCTCTTTTCCTTGATGAAATATGTATACACTGCCGTATCCATTGCATTCGGCGAAGCTCTCATCATTAAGTTCGATATCTAAAGCATTTAATAATTGTTTAAACATGTTTGACCTCGCATGACATAATTGTATCCCACTCACAATCCTCTAATTCTACTGGCTCGCAATCTGCACCGTGACACATTTGGCATACCTCCTCGTAATATGTTGGTTTTTCAAATCTATCCATCTTCAACTCCTTTGTTTTTTTGATATTATTATAATACCCTAGATGTATTGACGTGTCAACACATTATTTATTTATTTTATAGTTGTCTAAGTATTGTCTAATGGCAGTATTAACGAGTCGGCTTTTAGTTATTTCTGGGTGTTGTTTGCATAATGTATCTAGAGTTTCATGCAAGTCTTCGTCCATTCGGAAGTTGTAATGTTTTTTTTTCTTCATTTTATTTTTTTACCTTTCGCTAAAATTAATGCAGTAGTACTTGCGAATCTATCAAAGCCAGAATCATGATCTTTGTTGACTTGAGCGTCATCTATTTGCAAACCGTTGTTGGTATTGTATTTGTGGGGGACGCCGAACGTATTAATTATTACGTTATCGACATCCAGTTTGTACATGCGCCCATCGCAATACATTGTCCATTTGTTTTTATAAATTTTATATTTCTTTTTGCTGTTGCCCATAACGGCGATGCCATTAATTGTTATGTATTCGCCTAAATCCTTATTTTTATGTGTCCAAAAACGATGGAGTAATAAGCTCAAAAATGTCATACTCCCAACAGTTAATAATATAGTTTTCATTGACTATTCTCCATATGCTGAATCCATAAGTTTATAATTTCAAGTTGCAATTCATCGCTTACAAATTCCCACGCACATCTATTCTGCCTCAATGCTTGCATCACAACCTCACGATCATTTTTTAATTCCTCACTAGCATATTCCAACGCATAAGTATACTGTTGTACGGCTTCCAATACGATCTCACGTTCATTCTTTAATTCCTCACTGGCATCCTCCAACGCAAACCCATTTGATTTCACTGCTTCTAACACCACCTCACGATCACCACGCAATTCCTTACTGGCATCTGCCAAATAACCCCCATAGTGTTTTACCGCTTGCAACACTTCTTTTTTTGTGCTGTATTTATCTATCATTTATTTACCTCCTTTTATTTATATTTGGTATACCAACTTCGGCGCTTTGTATCATTATGTATGCTTATTACCTCCTTCGTTGATTCAAGCTCTTCTTTTGTAATCCGTAGACGCTTCATCCCAACTGTTTTATTTTTATCGATGTTTTTTTGTAGCTCCTGGCTTTTTTTGTATTGCTTATATTCTTCAAGGTCTTTTATTTTTGGATACTGAATAAAAACATAAGTTAAGCTACTACTTCTATATTGCTTGTAACTGCCAATCAGTACACTAAAAATGTTGTCTATGTAATAAAATTTAAGATCTTCTATTTTTAACCTCCTTTTTATTTAAAGGTATCACAATTGTGTTGACGTGTCAATAATAATTAAATAGTTTGTATAATGATTTGTGTTTATTGTATAATTCTGACAATGATTGATGTTTTGAAGGAACAAAAGCAGATTAAAACCACAGATTTAAGGGCAAATAAGGGGCAATTAGTTGATCGTGGAATCCCTACTAACCCAAGAAAGATTACTAAAGAAAAGTATAACTTATTGTTACAGTCATTGGATAAGAGCAATTTGACACAGATACGGCCATTGGATGTTATAGAGCATGAGGGCAAGTATATTGTATTATCTGGTAATCAAAGGCTTAGAGCATTGAAAGAGTTAAAAGTTAAAGAGGTTCCTTGTAATATCTTAAAGGATGATCTGGAGCCAGAGACTTATAGACAAATTGTGTTACAGGCCAACACTAACTATGGTGAACATGACGACGATCTATTGGCGAATGAGTGGGATGCTGGTGAGTTGCATGAGTGGGGGTATGATCTGCCAGAGTGGGAGCCTATTACGCCAGAGGATGTGGATAATCAAGAAGAAAAAGAGACTTATTTAAAGGTTGAGGGGGAACAAGTGTTGTTGTTGTCTTTAGTTGATGAATTGACTGCTAAGGGATTGAAGGTAAGTGTTAAATCATGATTGAGGTAAATAAAATATATAAAAAAATAAAAATAATGATGCAAATAATATCCCCACATCTTATTATTTTAATGCTATTTTTTATATTTTATTTAGTGTTGTTCTTTAGCTTTTATGTCTTATTGGATTAAAAGTGAGTGTTAAGTCATGATTGAAATTCTATTGTATGTGCTTGTAGCTATTTTTGGGTGGTTTATTCCTCATATATATAGATTTATAAAACTAAAAATTACAGAAAAAATGAATTTTAAATATTTTCGAGAAAGATATAGCGAGCTTGAAATAAAAGAATTTAGTGATAAATTCTCTACCGGCACATTTCATATGTCAAAATGGGAATACGAAGGTACAGGGCTTTCCCAAATGCGTCTATTTGAATTACTACAGAAATTAATGGATGATGAAATTATTATTCCTATTGAACCTTGGAAGCGAAGAGATGAAACAACATTTAAAATAAAAAGACTGGATAAAGCAAAAATATTACGACAAATTTACTCTGAAATTATAAAAAAAGAGAAGAAAATTAGAACAAGATTAGAAAAAGTGATTTATAGTTATGATTGAGTTATTAAGTGTATATTTAGGTGAAATATTAAGTTTATTTTTAATATTATTAATTGGTTTAATATTATTAGTTTGGGGGTTATGTAAACACATTGATGAAAGAGATGAATTAATTGATTTTTACCGTAAGCAGATTGCTGAATATGAGGATAGAGACTTTATTGAACATAAAATATGGAGGTTAAGTCATAATGCGATTTTCAGATGACCCTTGCTACCGATGTAAAGGGAATATAATAATCGATATACAACTTTATAAAAGAAAAATATTAAAATTTGTATACTGGCCGTATCGGTGTTTACATAAATTTTTTGTTCGTGATTTAGAAAAAAGAGAGTATGAATTGCTACAGCATCTTCAAAAACTGAATAAGTTTAAAAACATAAATCTTGATGCAATTAATAGTAATACTTTTGATAGTTTTGAGAGATGCTTTATAAGCATGCAAAACAGAATAAATAAACTGCGGGTTCCTGATGACTTCACTGAAGAGTTTCAATTTATATTTGATTTGAAGCATGATTTAAATGAATTTGAGAAACACTATAATAAAATTAAAAAATTACCAAAAGAGGTGGTCGTTTAATGCCGTACGATAAAGAAGAAAACAGAAGAAAAGTGTATCAAATATGTCTTGAGACATTAGAAAAAGAAGATGTAACAACAATTGAAGATTTAGTTACTTTTCTACCTATAGGCAGAGATACGTTTTATACTTATTTCCCCACAGATTCAGAGGAATTCGACATTATTAAAAGGGCAATAAATAAAAGAAAAGTAAAAACAAAACAATTATTGCGTAAAGTCTGGAAATCACCACATGCATCACCAGCAGAACGCATATTCTATTATAAGTTACTAGCAAACAAAGAAGAAAAGGAGGCGATATACGATACAAGTATTAGGGCGCAGGTTGAAGCTCCAAAACATGAAATAACTTTGAATTTAGTTAAGGATGAGGAAGAACAAAATGAACAAGATAATTAGAGACAATAAAATAGCTGTCTTTCAGGGCTGGCTAGGGTATAAGCAATTATTAAAGACTTCATTTCTTGAGCATTGGTTTAAATATGGGGATAATGAGTTGCTGGAAATAGTAGAAAAACGTAATGCATTAAAAGATGAAGTTGAAAAAGATTTAGGGCTTGATATTTACGTGGCTCACCACAGCACCCCTGGGGCCATGATGGTTAATCCTGATGTAAAGCAACGGCCAGAATATAGGCGTATCGTAACCCAAAATAGACTTATATTTCAGCATGCAACTAAAATCATAAAAAGCCAAATGAGTATATTTAATGAAGATAATAAAAATATAATAGATCAATTAAAACTGTTTGGTTTAGACGTAGAAAAGGAAGTGAGTTATGCGCTATGTGAGCTCGTAACCGAAAACGTTGACGTTACATGGGAAGTCGATAGTGATATAGAGTTTAATAAACTGTAAAAAAAAGGAGTAAAAAAATGTCAATAACAACACAAAGGCACATAAATATTATAGAGGAATTAAAAAACAGAGCGATTAAAGATAAAGCACAATTGAATGGGGCATTACTTCAAAGCGAAAAAGACCGCTTTAACACTGCAATTGATGGCTTAGAAGCAACTAAGAAGCGTATGCAAATCGATTTATTGCAACAAGAAAAGCAAAATGTAGAAAACGAATTGGATAAACTAAATGCTTAATGTAATTCTTACTGACTTGTGGACCAGCTTTCATTTGTTGCTCACATGCATAATTATTAGTGCCACAGTAATCATTAATGTTTTTTTCGCTTTCAGAGTTATGTACATGACCAAAAATTACAAAGACCCAATCAAAGCATTTAAAAAGGATGAAGACACCATTGCTTTGCATGATGTTATTAACAATCAAAAAAGATACGACGAAACAAACAATCTTTAAACATGAAAGCCAATCTCAACTATAACCAGTCAATAATATTTAATTCTGTGTTCACTGAACAAATGCAAATAAAAAAAGATTGCCCCAGAGAAATCGCTTTTTGGGGCGGTTATGGTTCAGGTAAGAGTTGGATCAGTATATTGTTGGCTTATTATTTATGCCATTACAATCCTAAAGTTCAGTTGTTAATGACTCGATACAGCTATAGACAACTTAAAGATACGTGTATTGTTCAGTTTCTTGATGCATTTCCGCCTGATGTTTACGGCTACACGCACATGAAAGCCGATCATGAGTTTCATTTTGCGAACGGGAGTAAAATTATTTTTAGATCGTTTGATGACCCAAGAAAGATTTTATCTAGTAGCTACGATGCTGTGATTATGTGTCAGGCCGAGGAACTCAAAGAAGAACATTTTTTAGGTGCTCTAGGTCGTATGAGAGGTACAGCTTTACCAGTTAAGTTAATATTCACAGAGGGAAACCCTCGCTATGGATGGTGCAAGAAACGTTACCATGACAATGACCCACCAGAGGATTGTTTATATATTCGGGCGACAACATACAGCAACCGAAAAAACTTGCCTAAAGACTACATAAAAAACATGGAAGAGAACTTCCCACCAAGCTACATTCAACAGTTTCTTGAGGGCAACTGGGATTCTACACAGAATGCGGTCTATGACCAATTAATGAGTCATCACGTTATACCCAGGCAACAGATCCATAATCACTGGTATAAGTGTATCGGACTAGATCATGGAACACGTGTTGATACTAGCATTGTGTTTATGGCTAAGGATGAGTCAGGTCGTATATACATCTATGACGAATGGCATAAACCACAACCGACAATAAATGAAATTGTCCAAGCGTGTAACCGTTACGGTCCACAGCCAATCATTGCCGATTACAGCATGAAAGTACAAGATCGAGACTATGGTTCTTGGTGGCGAGACTTAAAATCGCATGGTCTTAATCTTATTGAAGCCGTGAAAGAGAAGTCGGGAAACATCTTATTGGTGAATCAACTACTATTCCAAAACAAACTATTCTTTTTCGATAACATTCCATACGTCATTGATCAACATAAAAACTACATGTATGTGGATAAGTTACACGCTAACGATGACCAATTCAAAGTAGTAAAAAAGAACGATCACTCATGTGATGCGGTTCAATATGCGGTTAGGCATTTAAAAAATGTTGAAGTTAAAAATCCAAGTGCTAAGTGGGGTTTAATGGATGACAAGCCAACGCTGGATGACTATGTGAAAGGGAGGGTTTAAAAATGCCTTGTCATTATGAACATGATAGAAACCCTACTGCTTTAGATGATATTAAAAATACAATTTATAAAATTAAATCAAATTTTTATCGCAAAATAAAGGATGAGCATATTAAACGATCTAAAATAATAGTTGAATGTTTAAATATGCTTAATTATATAATTTATATTCAATCTACAATAAAAATAAAAACTTACGAAGTATCAGATACGTATCAAAATTATAGAAATCAAATGATAGATTCTTTATGTGAGCAAGCACAAAATAGCCCATCTCAAATATACGATTCAATCCATAAAAATGCTGATTTATTGACAAGTTACTTGTGTGAATTGTTAAACAATCTTGGCAAGCAACAGATAGATATAATAATCAAAAATCATAAAGGGATAAATCTCTGGTGGGATAACCATAAAAAACAAGACAAAAAAAGGAGTAATAAAAATGAACAAAAAAAAGAAACCAAAAAAATATTAAAAGATAAGGAGTATAAAAATGAATAATATAGAGCAGGCAATGGGAACGCTGGAGGCTAAAATGGCAAAGTCACTTAAAACAATTAGTGACTCCATTGATTCACGCATTGCGACAACAGTAAAAACAGAGATTGCTAACAGTATAGAGTTTCAGGTAAACAACCATCTAAAAGCAATTCAAAATATTTCAGTAGATAAGGCGTTAACAGTCGATCAATTAACGCGATTGTATCAAGATGTATATCAAGCACTACAAGATTTAAAGCTAAATACTAATGGATACGGGCTATATGAGCAGATGCAACAGCTTAACAATGCGTTTCAATCTACAAGGTCAGAGCTTCAAGGCGTGTCCAACAATGTTGAAAAATTAATTCAAAATAAGTACATTGAAGCAGAAATAACAAAAGAACAATTAAAAGCATTGTATGATCAAACCGGTTCAACCGCTGATGAATTATCAAGGTTTCTAAAGGTATCAATACCAGAGGCGTATAATATAATGAACTGTAAACGTAAAGATCTTAAGCAACGAAATGAATTGAAGTTGTATTTAGAAAAGAAACTGCAAAAACAAAGAGAGAAAGCAAATGCCACTATATAGCTTTAAGTGTCAGTCATGTGGCCACATACAAGATAACTATTTTTCACTCAACGACAAAAAGTTAGTCAATTGTGAATCTTGTAGAAGTACTAACGTGAAGCAATATTTTGGTGGTCATAACGTATCAATACATGGGTTTACAGAATTTGATGACCCACGAGGCACAGGCGGAACCCTTACAATGAAACAGATAAAAGAAATAGAGAAAAAACAAAATCTTGTATACGGAGGTCATGACGAACTTAAAAAAGAAGCAGATAAAAATCGCAAGTATAACGACACGAAAACAAAACAAAAACTTGAAGGGATTATTGATAACAGCGTCAAAAAACTACATCAAAAATATAATAGCTAAAAATGATTAAAAATTTAGAATTTGTTAAATTTGACTTTTGCTTTTATACCATTGAAGATTATAACGTTTACATTTATGCAAATAAAAATTTTGATGAAGATAATGTAAATGATTGGTTACAGGCAGATAATGAATTTGATACTTTCTGGATTAATATTAATTAAAAAAAAGGAAAACGATATGCAAAAAGCACAATATAAATATAGGGCACAAGTCTACAATGTCGTTGATGGCGATACGTATGATGTAATAATTGATTTGGGTTTTGACATTAGCGTGAAGCATAGAATTAGGCTATTTGGTGTGGATGCATACGAAAGAAGTCTTCGTGGAAATACAACTCCGGAAGAAAAGATTAAGGGATTACAAGCCAAAGATTTTTGCGAAGAAACTTTTAAAAAAGCACATGCAAACAAAGCATTTGTTATTGTCGAAACTATACAAGACAAGAAGGGTAAATTTGGCCGTTATTTAGCTAAGGTGTATATCGATGGGGTGTCTATTGCTGACATGCTTAAAGAAAAAGGATTTCTAAAAAATGCTTAATATCATTGGTAAACTTGTAGGCTCCGTCGTTGGCACCGTTGGCGATGTTGTTAAGAAAGATCAAGCAATTAAAGAGATAAAAGAAAAAGGCAAACTATCTATTGAGCAAGCTAAAATAGATTTAGATGTGGCAAAATTAAAGGCACAGATTAAACAGCAACAAACACAAGCTGCTAATGATATGACGTATGATATGCAAGTTCTTAAAAATAGACGTGAATCATTAATCGACGAGTTTATTATTGTAGGTTTTTTTATTATTATGATACTAACCTTTATTCCTGCTACACAGGCAACAATGGCGCAAGGGTGGAAAGCATTGAACGACACTGCATGGTGGTTTGAGTTTGGTATTGTAGGGATACTTGTATCAACGCTAGGACTAAAAGATGTTTTACGCATATTCCTTGGTGGTTCGATCGATAAACTAAAAAAAAAACGGTAAATGACCAAAACTTAACGAATTCCAAAATAGTCACGACTAAAACTGAATCTAATATAAACCAGTCGAATTCGACCCCTTTAAAATACGATCTATTGTTTAACGTTCAAGAT